GGAGCAACTCATCGCGGTCGATGCCCTGACGGGGTACGACGGTGAGGGCCGGTGGACGGAGCTGGAAGCGGCGATCGTCCAGCCCCGCCAGAACGGCAAGACCTCCGGTGTGATGACGGCGATCACTCTGACGGATCTGTTCCTGTTGAAGCCCGACAGGATCGCGTGGACGGCGCACCTGTTCAAGACCAGCCGGTCCACCTTCGAGGACATCTGCAACTTGATCACCGGGAAGGCGGAGCTTTCCCGGCGGGTGAAGAGGATCCGCCATGCCGCAGGCGACGAGGGCATCGAGCTGGTCAACGGGGCACGGCTGGACTTCCTTGCGCGGAGCAAGGGTGGCGGTCGTGGTCTGGGCGGGAAGCGCGTGGTCGTCGACGAGGCGCTGTTTTTCACCGATGCCCAGGCTGGTGCGCTGCTGCCCGTTCTGTCGGCCCGAGCGAACCCGACCGTGCTCTACGGATCGTCCGCTTCGGTGCTGGAATCGGACTATCTGCGTTCGTTGCGGGACCGTGGGCGCGTGGGCGACCCTTCCCTCGCATGGGTCGAGTGGTGCGCCCCTGGTGCTCTGGTGGACCCACCGTGTGCTGCCGGGAAGCGGTGTCAGCACGCTGTGGGCACGGATGGCTGCGTTTTGGACGACCAGTCGTATTGGCAGGCGGCGAACCCGGCCCTAGGGCGACGTATCCGTGTGGATACGTTGCAGGCGTTGCGGGCGTCCCTCAGCCCGCTGGATTTCGCGCGTGAGTTCCTGGGGTGGCATGAGGACCCGGACGGCGCCCAGAACAAGATCGCGATGTCGCGGTGGCAGTCGGCGGTGGACAAGCGCAGCGAGGTCACGGGGATCCCGTCGTTCGCTGTGGACGTCGCGCCCGACCGTGAGAGCGCTGCGATCGCGGTCGCGGGGATCCGGGCCGATAAGAAGGTTCACCTGGGGTTGGTCGAACATCGGGCGGGGTTGGACTGGGTTGCACCCCGGTTGATCGAACTTTGGGAGAGGCACGGGCCGTCTGCGATCTACCTGGACGCGCAGTCCCCAGCCGCCAGCCTGATGCCCGCGTTGCAGGCGGAGCTGGTGGAGGTCGAGGCCCTCACCATCGGGAAGCTCGGGCAAGCCTGTGGGCTCCTGGCGGACGCCGTGAACAGTGAACCGCCGACGATCCGGCACCGTGGCGACCCGATCGTCACGCAGGCCCTCGCGGGGGCGGCGATCCGGGATGTCGGCGACGGGGCGTGGGCGTGGCGGCGGAAGGATTCCGACCAGGACATCTGCCCGCTCGTCGCTCTCACCATCGCCCACTACGCGCACGCGTCACGTTTCCTCGTCGCCGAGAACTTCGAGGACACGTTCGGCTAGATGTCGACGTCGAACGTGCCGGGGCCCTTCGACTCCCTCGCGATATCGGAGGCCTCGATCAGAGCGAACCCGACGGCGCGGGCCTCGTCGGGGGTCAGCTCCGCCGACTTGAAGTCGCGTCTGTCCTCGACGTCGTCTACCAGCTCCAACCACACCTTCCCGCTGTTTACCATCACGTAGACGCGGGTACCTAGGCGGTCAGTCAGCCAGCTCGGCATCAGGGCGTCCTGGGGTAGGAGCGGCAGCAGCAGTAGTCCGGGTCGTACTCCTGGAAGCCGTCGTTGACGTCGTCTATGCAGGAATCGCAGCACGGCCCGTCATGCCGCTTCCTCGGGTTCTGTTCCTGCATCGGGGGTCACCACCTCGGGGGTCGGTGGCGGGTACCAGGCGCGTAGGTCGGCTGTGATCTTGCATTCGGGGTCGATGTGGGTGTCGGTGCACTTGCAGATCGCACCCCACCCATCGCGGGTGCGGAACCGTGGCATCGGTGTTCCTCCAAAAAGGGGGGGCGCCCCGCCCCCGTGACAGCTCTGCCGTGGGGCGGGGCGCCGATCAGGGGGGTCAGCCCTCGGGGGAGTACATGTACGCGGAGCAGTTCCCGTCGTAGAAGATCGTGACGCGGACCTTCTCGTGGAGACCGCTGGCGCTCGGCCAGTTCGTGTTCAGGCTCCGCGACCCCGACGCGGCGTTCGGCGTGATGATGTACTTCGACGAGTTGTAGACCGTGCCGTCGATGAAGTACGAGACGTCCATCTCGCCGACCAGCAGGCCGGAGCCGCTGATGTTCCACCCGGCGGTGATCGGCTTGTAGAGGCCGCCGTTGTTCTCCCACTGCGAGGTCACGTAGCCGACGGTGCCGCACGTGTGGGATGTGCCGGTGACGGTGGAGGCTTCCGCCACGCCGGATGACGTGACGAGGAGCCCGATGGCCCCGAGCAGGCTCGCCCCGAGGGCGATGAACTTCCTTCTCACGATGTGACTCCCAGGTAGATTTCGTATCCGAGTAGAGCTGTGAACAGGGCGATCAGCAGGGTGGCGGCGTAGGGCCACCATCGGTCGCGGGTGCGCATCCGGTGCGCCCCGGCCCGCTGCGGGTGGGTGGCGTCAGGGAACGGGTCGATCTCCTCGATCGGGGTCCTCCTCGGGGTTGCGGGGATGTACCGGTCTGCGGGGGCCCGGTGTGAGCACGTCGAGGGCGAACGCCGCCGCCGCGATCACCAGGAAGGTGATAATGGCGGCGGTCACTCGTCGTCTCCGGGTACCGGGTAGTGGTGGTCGCCGAGTGAGGGCGGTGTGGTGACCAGCGGCGCGATGCCGTGGACGGACTCGCCGTCCGTGCGGAGTTGCGCGATGCCGACCGCTGTCATGTTGTAGGCGACGCGGACCTGTGTGGCGGTCATGCCGTTGCGGTCCATCTCGGCGAGCGTGCGGGCGGCCCGGCCCCGCTTCATCGGCCCGATCTTGCCGTTCCGGCCGTAGTGGATCGTGTAGTCGCAGCCGTCGTCCTCGATCATCACTTCACCTTGACCCACTTGCCGCAGTCGCGGCTCTCGAATCCCTTGTCGGTACTCGCGATCGTGACGGTGATCTTGGCGTCGGGCGCCTCGAAACCGTTGGCGATGATCTGGTTGCTGAGGCCTTCTAAGGAACGTAGGCGCGCCCAGTAGCAGCCGAAGGAATCGCTGGGGACCGTGGTCCTGTAGGTGCCGGGCTTGATGTCGGTACCTACCACGAGTGTGCCCTCATCCGTGGCGGTTTCGCCTGTGGCCGGGTCCGTGGCAGGTGCGTCCGTGGTGGCTTCGGGCGGCGAGTACGTGTAGTCCGAAGTGATCGTGGGTGCCGGAAGCGCGGCGAGGCCCTCGGACACGCCCTTTGCGGCGGACCCGACGGCGCTGAGGAACGCCAGCGTCACGAGGACGCTGATGGCGAGCACGATGGTGCCGAGGATCACGCCGGTGATGGCCTGCCCCTTGGATCCGGCGCCCTTGTTGGCGCGCTTCCAGCCGGGTGCGCCGAGGGCGACGGCGAGGATCGCCAGGATGAACCCGACAAACGGGACCCAAGACAGGCAGATGCCGACGATGCCACAGACCATCGCGGCGGTCGCCAGGCCGTTGCTGACCTGTACGGGCGGGGGCGCACCGTAAGGCGGCGGTGCGTAGTAGCCGCCGCCGTTGATGGTGGGCGGCGGTGGCGGGGGCGGCGGCGCCCACTGCGTCTGGGGCAGGACGTCCTCGGCGCGGGTGGGTGGATTCCACGTCGCGGGGTCGTCGGGTTCGCTGAACTGATCAGACATGATGATCTTTCTCTCATGGTGTGCGGTGGCGACGCACCTTAGCACATCCCGCTCACATCACACAACCATGCTCCAGGAGGGCTCGTGGCGCGACTGGCCCGGACACGGGCGTTCCTGGGCCTCAACACGCGGGCCCTGGGCGACACCGTCAACGAACTTATTACGTCCCGGCCCTGGCAGGCCAGCCCCGGCTCCGTCCAGGTCACCACCGAGACCGCGAACCGCCACTCCGGCGTCTGGGCCGCGCAACGCCTCCGCGCGAACCTGATCTCCTCCATGCCGATCTTCATCGACAAGCGGTCCTACACGACCGGCGTCATGCAGAAGATGCCGATCCCCCCGGTCCTGGTGAACCCGTACGGCCCGGCGGACCCGAACGGGAACCTGCCCGAGTGGCTGTGGGCGACCCAATGGGACCTCGACCGGTACGGCAACTGTTTCGGCATCATCCGCGCCGTAAACGGCTACGGCCTCCCCGCCATCATCGAGTTGGTCGACAACTCGCGGATGCGCCTCCACATCAACGGCCCGAACGTCGACTGGTACGAATACGGCGGCGTGAAGTACATGCCGTCGGAGGTGTGGCACGAACGGCAGTACCGGATCCCCGGACTCGCCATCGGCCTCTCCCCCCTCGCCTACGCGGCGTGGTCGATCTCCGGGTACCTGTCGGCGCACAAGTTCGCCCTGGACTTCTTCGGCGCCGGTGGCCTTCCGAACGGCATCTTGAAGAACACGGCCCGCGCGTCTCTGACGGATGAGCAGCGGACCGCTGTGGCGCGCCGGTTCGTGCAGTCCACCGCCAACCGGGCCCCGTTCGTCGCGTCGGCGGAATGGGAATGGACTCCGGCGATGGCGGACAACGCCACCGCCCAGTACCTCGAAGAGATGAAGTGGGGCACCACCGACGTCGCCCGGTTCTTCGACGTCCCCGGTGACCTGTTGGACGCGGCGCAGTCCGGCGCGCACATCACGTACGCGAACGTCGGGCAGCGGAACGTGCAGCTCCTCACGATGTCTCTGG